TAATAATCACTATATGTCCATTCTGTTTCATATGGAAGAGCGTCAGTATTGCCTCCATAGAAGAACCAATTATTGCTATACCAAACATATTTATATGGATCTGGGTTAGTATTAATTTGCTGGGCAGAATCTTGTATAGAAACTTTTTGTGACAACCTTTCTTTTGTAAAAACATTTAGGCTGCCTTCATTATCGTAAAAGAAACAACATTGAGTCGCTACTGCAAGAGATTCAAGAACCTCTGCTACCGTCTGTTCTTTTTTACAAAAAAAGTTTCTAATTACAACATCTTCATTTTTACTATTCGGGCCGTATGATTTTTTAAACTCGTACCCAGAAAATCCAGAATTATCTAGAAGAGATAAAATAATAAAAGATAGTTTATTTCCCTTTCCGTATCCTTTCAGGAAAAGGTCTGGAGCCTGAGTCTGTCTTAGATACTTCATTCCGTCTTCAATTCCAACTGAAACAGAGTAATCTTCTGCTACGTTCCACTCATTTGAATACATAACTTTCAATGGAATGACGCTAGCAGTTATTCCTGGGCTGTCAATTATTTGATAAAAAGTAAACTTTACATCTGGATTTAACATGTTTAAATCATTTAGGGTGCTGGAGAATAAGAATTGATTTTCTTCATTTGACAATGCTAATTGTCCAGTACTTGACACCACAGATCCGACTGGCAAACCTATATTAGTTGTATCTCCAATTGATGAATTAAATGAAAATGACTCTGTATATTGTGTTAAATCCATTTCTAATCTTGGAGAGATCTCAATGACCTCTAGGCCACCAGGATTTTTTGGCTTAGTTGTCCCACCATTATTCTGTATATTCTTAACGTTCATATTAAAAACTAATAATCTAACTCCATCAATTTTTATTAATTGAGTTGGACTTACACTAGTCAGTTGGTTTAGATCATCCACTCTTCTGACAGTTTTTGACCAAGAATTATTGTAATAATATATATCGCAGATTCCGTTAGAGAAATATGCAGATGCTCCACCTGGCTCTCTTACACTAACTGCAGTTTGCCATGATCCCGATTTTAAAAACTGTATAGCAAATTGATCTGGTGAAGTCAGATGGTTCTGCACTTTAATTGTAATTTTATTGCAAGGAAGAGTTTCATTATATACCACAAATGGGTTGGCAGCAGAAATATTTCCATTCTCCATTACTACACCATTAGTATCTAATGTTGAACCCATTACCTTAGCACTATTAAAGTAGTCGTATTCTCTTGAGTATGAGAACGGATAGAATCTAGGAGAAGCAGAGTTTATATTATCCTGTTTGATATTTGTAGCATTTCCAACAATTAGATTGTTTCCATATTTTTGTAGTAATACAATTCCTGGATTTGGTCTATTTGGTTTAAAAATAGATGAAAGGCTAGAAAAATATTCCTGACTTGCGGCTCTTTTTACCGTGTTGTCATCATAAATAATATAGTTGTCTCCAGATAGTATTTCTGATGAAGAGGCATTATAGACAGGAGTATTGGATGCTGTTACTGGATTTTTGTAAATACCGTATTGTTCAATTTCGTAGTATTTATTCATATTCCATTCAGCAATAACTGAATGCTCACTACTTATAGTATCAATATTTTTTAGTAGATTTCTTGTTGCTCCATAGTCTAACACTAGACCTCCACCAAAGTCATTGAAATATCCCAAAGATCAGTTGCTGAACCTCTTGCTTTTACGTTAAAGGAAAAATCTTCAAAGAAGACGTTGTACGTTTCAAGAGAGTAGGTTAGTGGTACGGACGGTGAAGCCATTGGGGTATCATACACTAAGGTTAGGTAAAAACTATCTGAATGACTTGTATGCCATTGAAGCATTTCTTGACATGATGCCCAGCCAGTAGGAGATGTAATAAATCTGCTTTCAGATAGTTCTGTTTTTAAAGAAGGTAGGTCTTTCCATGATACTGAGAATGTTTTTTTATCTGCAACATGGTATGACCTCATTCTTCCATTGATCATTCTCTTCTTATATTCTATTCTATCTAGTGTAACTTGAAGGCTAGATCTATTGTCGTCAGTAAGGTATATGTAATTAGAGCCAGCCGTTCCTAGATCGTACTGTCCTGCAACAGCATTAACGACAGTAGGCTGGGCCTCTGTAAAAATCATTAGCGCTGGCCTTGTCCAGACTTGCTGCAAAGTTGTTGTTGGCATTTATTATATGCTCCTACTATGATTTCTACGATTATTTGATGAGTTAATCATACTAGCAACCTTATTAGCAATTGCTGTAGCGCTCTTTCCGCTGGCCCCATTAATTACAATCTTAACATTGCTGGAAGAATTATTAGTTGAAGATGTTCCTCCATTTACAGTTGTTGCAATGCTTGAAGACGGTGCTGTAGGCATTGAAGGCATTCCAAAGGATGGCATGTTAAAGTTTCCAGAATTAATTTGATCCATAAAACCGCGACCATACTTATCTACAGCATTTGACTTCATCACATATTCACCGCTTGAAAGAAGAGCGGGAACCGTATCAGATCTCGGTCCACTCATTCCACCAACAAATCCACCCGCTGCAAACTTAGATGGTCTTTTAATTGCAATTACTGGATGGTTTGAAAATCCGCTTTGTATTCCAACGCCACCGTTGAAAACTCTTCCTCCACCCATATACATTTCAACGTGGTTAACAGGATTTTGTTTATTTACACCAGTTGGACCATCATTCTTATAAAAAATTAAATCTCCTGGGGCAATATTAGACCTACTAACAGTTTGTTTTAATCCAGCATACTGACCGTATGATAATGAGGGACTTGGAAGAGTAATGCCAGCACCATTTTTATAAAGCCATGCAACAGATGTAGCGCAACCCCATGCAGTTGGATTTCCACTCTTATCTGTTGGAATAGGGTAGAGGCCAGAATATTCTAAGTGTGAATATCTCTGTGCCAAGGAAAGGATATTATCCATTCCTGGAGCAACTGGTGGGTTTGTTGTTACCCCGCCAGGAGGTGGTGACCCTGTTCCAGTACCAGGATCTGGCTTTGGCTTATTTTTCTTTGGAAATATTCTTCCCTCAACAAATTTTGGAAATGCAAAATTAAACGATCCTCTTTCTGCAGTAATTGGACCACTTCTTTCTGCAGTACCTGGACCACCTTCAACTACCCCACCTTCAGCAAACTTTTGAGTATTGATTGCATCCATTAATCCTGTGCCATACTTCTTGACACTAGATGCTTGAACTACATATTCTCCATTAGAAAGCATTGCGGGGATTACATCAGACTTAGGACCACCTGGGCCAGATATTGGGCCGCCATTTGCTCTATTAGGAACAAAGGTTCCAAGACCTAAGAACTCTTTAATGGATGCATTATCAAACTGCATTCCACCACCCTGAGTTCTGTCTGGACCAGCATACATTGTTTGAAGAAGAGATCTGGCAACATCTAAGGCACCTTGCTCTGTAGCATTTGCTTTCTTCAACTCTTGTAGATAAATTGTTCTAATCAATGCTTTTTGCTCTTCAATGTAGGGTTTGGCTAGTTCTGGGCCAAGAGTTTTTGCAAGATCTTGGGCACTAACTATTTGTTGAGCCTCTGCTGCATCTATAGCCTTTTGTATTCCTTCTCTTTTAACTTGTTCCTTTGCTCTAGCATCTTGTAAATCTGCTATTCTTTCTTCTTTTAATGTCTTAAAGTTTTCTAAATCTGCCTCTAATGTTTTTTGCCTTGATTCTTGAAGATCTCTCTCAGCATCCATCTGGTCATTAATTAAATCAATCTTGTCCTGTTGATTTTTCTCAAACTGTTCTTGTCTTTCTTGCTCTTTCTCAATCGTGTCTTCAATGGCGTTAACTTCTTTTTCGCGTCGATCTTCTATGGATTGAATCTGATTGTCATAGGAGAATTGTTGAGCCTCTTGCCCCATCTCTGTTCTTGCCTGGAGGAAGCCAAATACATCTCCAGAAGCCAATTTTTGGAGGGCACTAAAAGCAGTCTTTCTTTGATTTGCATAGAAACTATCTACTCTTTGACGCTTTTGAATAGAATTGATGTATGCATCTGTAGCCTCTACAATTCCATCTTTTTCTTTATTTAGTGAGTCAATTTTCTCTTGAGTTTCTTCACGACGCTTATCAATCTTTTCTTGAATGAGATCTGATTCATCCTGCATCGCCTCTATAGCGGCATCAGATGCTTCTTGAGTTGCCTCAAAGTTTTCTTGAAGTTTCTCTGTACCCTTTTCTAGACTTTTTTCGACGCGGCCAATTTGTTTATCTAGACCCTCAATTTTGTTATCAGTAACTTCAAGTTTCTTAGTTAAGTCTGCCCCTAGCGCTTCAGATAGTGCAGTCTTTAAATCATTAACTTTATTAATGGCTTCTTGGGTATTTACCTTAATATCAATTTCTGCATCTAGAGATCCATTTTGTATGGCTTGCAAAATTTCTTGTAGACTCATCCCCGCCGTAACGCCTTCCATTATCTGGTAGGCTAATTCTTCATTATCTTGAATCAACGGGTTTAAAGTTATAGCCGTTAATGGATCTAAGGTAGTTAAAAATTCTTGAATAGGAGCAGGGTCAAATTCAACGTTCTCCATAGAAAGGGCAGTTTCTTCAATTTGTCTAAAGGCTTCTAATGTTTCTGTTGGAGCATCTTTAAATGTTCCAAAAAGAGTCTCAACAGCGGAAACTAATTGAGTGGAAGATACATCTAGATTTTCTGCTAAATTAGCATATAGTTGCTCCATCCCTCTAGAATAATTTGAGGAAGCATCTATTGATGCTTTCATAGCATCTTGATCGGTAATTCCTGATACTAGCCCTTGGAAGAATTGTGTAACGGGATGATCTTCTGGAGCCATATTAATTCCTGCCCTTAGAAGCCGCATTTGAGGATTTATATTACTCTGGAAACTTGCCAAAGTTGTCATAGCATCACCAAAGCCATTGTCAAAACTCTCTGCAATATTTCCAGCAAATCCCATAAGAGGATTTCTTAGTTCATTAATTGTTTTTTCTATTTCTTTTGAATTTTTTTCCATTAACTCTGGATCAAACGCGCTAGCAAGATTCTGTGCAACTTCCTCTGGAGTTTTTGCTTCTAGCAGTCCTTCTTTGTATGCTATAGCAAATGCTGCTCCTCCAGCAGCACCAGATTCTACTGCTATGGCTTCTACCGCCGCTACAGCACTTTCTTCAGAGAGCCCTGAGGCAATCATTTTATTAAATGTAAGAGATAGTTCTCTGGCCCCTGCCTCTGCACCACTGAATCTTAATTTTTCAATTAGAACCGAGTAATCTTCTTTAACGGCATCTCTTAAACCAGTATCAATGTCTTGTGTATCTTCCATTGTAGTTTGAAGATCTTTCATCTGCTGAACTGTGTCAGTTAGCGTAGTGCCAAAGAATTCTGCGGTTTTGGCTGGCTCTGCAAATGCGGCCACGGCACGTTTTTCAGCCTCTTCCGCAGCATTTTTATACAACATAAATCCAGTTATTGCAGCAGTTATGCCAACCCCAGCAGCAATTCCAACTGGACCTCCAAGCATAGATAAGGCAGATCCTGCTTGTAGTAGTCCTCCCGCCCCTTTACCAAGCATTCCAGCGCCTTGCGCTGCCTTTGCTCCTGCGGCTGTCGGGGCAAATGGTGTGGGGACACGTTGCGCTGCCTTGTTCAAACCTTTTTGTGTTAGAGCATTTCCTGCGCTTTTTAGTCCAAGGAAGTTTCCAGCAACATTTTTACCAGAAAACATCTGTGCCGCCATAGTTGCTGTCATTAAGGCTGTAGTAAATATACCTAATTTAGCAGAAGCGTCAGCAGATGTAACCCCCAGCATTGAAAGGCTTGAAACTGCCATCGACGCCATGAACATAGCATTCATAGTACCTTGCCCACGCATACTAGACGCTTGTTCCATTCCTTCTCTTACAGGAGACATTCTCTGTGCCGATGAGCCAGGGAGTGGAATAATTTCATTTGATCTTCCAGCCCTGGCTCTTAGCCTTTGCATAACAGGGCTTGCTGGATCTGTTACTGGAATTGGTCCAGTAGTTGATTGATTAAGACCTGTTCTAAGACCATTTATGACCCCAACACCTACATTTCTACCAGTTGCCTGACCTACTGCCTCCGCCTCTCTAGATGGAGATGAAGATCTTGTAGCGGAGTCGGCTCCACGACCAATACCAGTAATAAAGAATGGGGTGGGATTTTCTGCTGGAGGTCTATTTTGAATAGGAATTCTTGCTTTTGCTGGTGCCCCCGCCCCCTTGTATCCAGGATAACCAAATGTTGTTGCTCCAAAGTTCTCTCTTCTACTTCCAGATCTTGATGATAACTCAAAAGTACCGTACTGTGTGCCAATTACTCCAAGAACCTTGGCTGCTTTATCACCAGTTATGGTTAATCTTCTTACAGACTGTTCCATTGCATCATACATGGCTGGGTCATTTATTATTTCTCGGTCTAGTTTAGCCAACCTTGATGTAACATCTCTTATTACTGGCTGCAATTCTTCAAACGTAAGACCTGTTTTTTTCATTACAAATTCCCAGGCTTTTTCAGTCTTTATTTCGTCAAGAAGTACTGATTTTTGCACACCTGTAGTAGTCAAAAGAGAGTTAGTGCTATCTTTAAGCATTAGCACTAGGTTGCTAAACACTTTCAATGTTGATGCGCCCTTAGCAATATCGGCTTGAATTATTTTCCATGAATATGCACTTGATCTGTTTTCAAGCATGGATAGTGTGGCTGGATCAGTCAGGCTCATGTACTGTGGAGTAGTGGCATGTGCCCTAACATATTTAGTTCCCTCTTGAAATCCAGGAAGATTTCCACGATTCATTTGCATAAGAACTGGAGCATACTTTTCAGTTGCTTTACGGTTTACAACAAACTCTCCAGGCTCAAGCATGGCAGGAATTTTATCTCCGCGACCAGACCCAGGAACAAACTCTGGACTACTTGATCCGCTAGCACGTTTAATTGGAGGTCTGCCTATACCTGGAGTAAATAATGCAGGGTTTGTAGTTTGTAATGTTCTAAGAGAAGAACCGTAGGATGACATGGCTCCAATAAGTTGTCTTAATGCCCGTTCTTGAGTTGTAAATGATCCAGTCAAAGTGTCAACGCCTAGTCTGGCTGCCATTACTTCTTCATTAAGTAATTCAAATTTCTCTACTCTAAGGCCAGCGATTCTTGCCCCTATCCTTACCATCATCATTCCAAACTTAATTCCATTAGCAATAAGGTTTCCGAATAGGCCGACCAACATGATAACGGGACCAGCAAGAGCAGCAATTGCTGTTCCATACTTAGCAAAATTCTTTATTGGCTCTGGTAGAGCCTGGAAGAATTCAATAAACTTTCCAGCGGCTTGACCAATAAATTGAAAAATGGGAATTAAGGATTCTGTTAAAGTTTCACCAATAGGTATAAGAGTATTTCTTAATTGTTCTAATGTTCTCTGGAACTTCATGGCGGTACTCTCTTGAAGAGTCTTTAACTCTGCATTTGCAATAGCCGCTAATTCTACAGAACTGTTAGCAGTTAACTCTAAAACGCTTTGTGTCTGAGAACCCATTCTTCCAAGATTCTCAAATAGCGCACTCATTCTAGCAAACTGATACTTACCAAAAATTTCTTCAATAATTCTTGCCCTGCCAAAATCGTCAAGACCCTGCAGGGCGTTCTGCATGGCATAGATAGTTGGCATAAGTTGACCCTTATTGTCTTCAACTATCTTATTAAGATTAATTCCAAATTCTTTTGCAACATCTGAAGCCTTTTGAGTTGGGTTAATCATTGATGCCAGACCAGATTTAATGGCGTTTGCGGCCTCTGCTGCTGGTACGCCGCCTTCGCGCATAGCCACAAGCATCATGGCGAGATCCTGAATGTCTCCGCCAAGACTTTGTACAACGGGTCCTACTCTTGGAATGGCAGTAGCAAAGTCTTGAAGTGTTGTAGAAGTTTGATTTTCAACAGCGTTAAGAAAGTTAATAGACTCTGTTAACTCATCGGTATCCATTTTAAATGCGGACTGGATTGCAAGAGTGGCCTTCATTGCCTCTTGCCTATCGACTTCACCAAGGACTGCTAGCCTTGTAGTTTCTTGTACAGACTTAATTAATTTTTCTCCCTCTGCACCTGTCGCTGCAATATCGGCAGCGAGGGCAGCAGTTTCTGTTGCGGCAATACCATAGTTTCTTCCAATACTAAATGCTAATTCTTCAACCTGTTTCCTCATTGCCTCAGTAGAGTTCTTCATAGAACTTCCTAGATCTTGTCCGTAAACCTTTTGGAATCTAGTAAGTTCTTTATCTAAGTCACGGAATTGTTTTGATACAGCAGCAGTAAACAGCGCTAAAGGTATTGTGAAGCCAACCATAAGTTGTCGGCCTGCCCATTGAGTATTCTTACCAAAATTAAGAAGTGACGTTGAACCGCCCTCAATTAATTTATTAAAGATAGAAAACTTTTGAGCGGCAATAGCGGTAGAACTAGTAAGAGAATTTACTTGGGCTGGAGTTATCATCATTGCCTGACCAGCAGCAGTACTTACAGCAATAGATTGTTGATATCTAACTTGCTGAATAGCAAGTTCCTTTAACATACTATTCTGACGGGTGTATCCAGCAAATGCCTCACGGAAGTATTGACGCATCGTTAGGCGATTTGATGCTAGAGCCTTACCAAATCCTTCTACAGCAGACTGTGCTTGAACTGTCTTAGCAGTAAATCCACCAATCTGTCCAACATTAGTAGCAAATGTAGATGCAAGACTTCTTTGTGCGGATAAGGCGCTTTTGTCAAGTGTATTAAATGCGGCAGTCAGACCAGCGATCTGGCCCGTTAAAGCCTTAATTTGCGCCTGTGCTGGCGACAAATTAGCATTATAAGTGATGACAGAATGTATATTAGCCAAATTCTACACCCTCCGCTATTTTATATTCTAGCCCCATCTCTGGGGTAAAACCTTGGCTAATAGCACCAGCAATATTTTTATCGCCAGTCAGTCTAGCCGCAGCCCTTGCCTGGATTTCTTCGATAGTCGGAATAGGATCTTCATGGCTTTCTTCCTCATTACCATCAAGGTCTATACCTTGAATAGCCGCCATAAACTTCTGCCTCCGTCTTTCTGAGTCGTACATTGCTTTTAGAGTTGCAGCAAGTTCAGGCATAGAGAGCGACGACTCTAGTTCTTCGTAGTCTTTCCAATGGCCAAGTAGAAAGACCTCCCCCAACATGGAGGCTAGATCTAGATCCTCCCAGCGAGTTCCTGAGCCGCCGCTACTAGGTTTGGGTCGTTCAACCTAATATCTGCTGATACCTCTAAAATCTTGTACATTGTTTGAAGATCAACTGCCTCTTCAATCTCGTCCTTTTCGGCCAAGTCTGGAGCAAACTGCTTGAAGGCAATAGCGGTGCAGTTAATGAGAATGTCAAGGAATTCATCCTCGTTGGTTGCTTCTGCAGCCTTTTGCCATTCTTTCATTACTTCTCTTAAATTCTTTAGATTTAATGGTTTTACTACAATGGAGCGACCATCTAATAGTTCTAACTCTATTGTTTCGTATACTGTAGTTGCCATTAATTTTCCTTTCAGTTGTTATAAATATTATACATTATAAATGATAAAGACGTAGCAAAAAATGCTACGTCCCTATCATAACGCTATTTAATTCTTAGAAGATGCGGTCAACGATCTTGCCGTATGCGGCATTACCATCGGGAGCATCATTTGTAGTAGAAGGCATAACTCGGAAGTTAACAGGGAAGACGGTAGCATCGTCACGACGAACGCCAACGCCAACTGCCTCTACAGAAACTGCGCGGTAGAGCATGTAGATTCTCTCTGCCTTATTGGTTGTGCCATCAACTAGTGATGTGGGTGCAGAACCAACGAAACAGACTGAACGCTCTACTGGGGAGATGCCAAGGGCACCACCGTTAAGATGTAGAATGTTCTGAACCTGAGCAACGGCTGAACCAGAAGCATAAACTGCACTAGCACCCTGAACATCAAGTGTGTGAGCGGCACCGTCAGCAGATGCTGTTAGGTTGTACTCCTTGGTCAAGTCTGTACTTCTAAAGTCACCAGTAGCACCTGTGGCACCACCGATTGCAACGTAAAGATTCTCTAGGCTTGCTTCGGTGAGGCTTGTTGCAACAGTAACTCTCTGAGAAGTCTTGAATAGACGAGCGGTATCAAGAAGTTGGTCAACCATAACGTCGTTGAATGTAGGCTCAATATTGAGTGTAACACCCTCCATTGTGTAACCAAGATGGTTCCATGTGCCACCAGAAACATTGGTAACATTTCCTGGAATCTGTGCAGATTGGGTAGAAGCAGAAACGTTAATTCTGCTGTTCTCTACGCCAGCAGGCCCAACATAAACAACTGCTGCGCCTACGATAATATTTTTTGCATTAAAGTCTCTTGCGGGCATTTATTTTTTCACCTCCTCGGAGCAATAAAAGTAACACGCTTCCTCATGAATATATTATCATGAGGTTGATTATTTTGTGTATTCATAGGTTAGTTTTAAACATGTAATAAATTTAGGTTTAAAACTATCTATTCTTTTTTCGTCAGCAATGTAGGAGTCCTGATCTACAGTAATATATTTAAACTTAATAGATGGACTCGCTTTTAATAGATGATTATTTACTTCATTCGCACTCTCATCGAATCTTTCTAGGGCATCTACTATATAATTTTTTACATAAAAAATTTGAGGCAAATCTCCAACAATTATATAATCGGCCTCCTCTTTTTGTAGTGGCCAAAATGTTCCAGCCTTTGGAAGAAACATGTAGTCATAGATTACGAATGGCATAGTTGCAGAATCTGCGGCAAGGTTTTCACTTACTGGATAAAAAGGCTTAAAGGTATAATTTCTTGCGTTCCAGACAGCACTAGAGGCCGCAGGATAACCAGAAACTGAGCCACTTACTAAATCCCATAAATAGTTATTAATATGAACAATTGCTAACTCCATTGGATTAGACATAGTTCGCCGTCACCCCTTCTGCAATTAAAGTTGCATCTCTTTTTGCAATAGAAAGCATATTAGTTACAATACCAGAATTTATTCTTGGAACAACTAACCTTCTACGCTCTTGAACTCCACGCTCTATTTTTCTGAAGAATCCAAACTTAGCAAGTATTTGACTTCCCTGTGTAGCAACAACTCTATTAAATGTTGACTCAAAACTTCCCTTAACCTCTGTGCCGCCAGGAGATTGCACAAAAGATTTTGTTGTTGTAACGAACCTTCCATCTTCAAGTCTATACTTTAGGTACTTACCTCTCTTTGGCTGTATAACTATAGGCTCTCCCTTTTCCATGACTTCAGCCTTGTTAGGGAAAGGATAACCTTGTTCGTTAGGATATTTTGCTGGACTAAAAGTATAACTTATGATAGCGCCATCGATGGTACTTGATATATTACACTTAAATAGTCTGGCTGATCTTTCTCCCGTTCTATTAAACTCATAAACGTGATGGAAGGCTTTTCCATTTTGGCGAGCCTGCATATCTACATAATTATCAAAGTAGTTCTTTATAATGAATGCCGCACCACGATTAATCTTAGTTTTGTTTTCTGGATTCATGTATAGGTCTGTAATAAGGGTGCCATCGTAAGTTGCTAGAGCAGTAACTTTTTCTGCAAACTTTCCAGTATTAAATGGTTTTGTAGCCATTATGGTCCTAACCTTTGAATCTCTTGACGCATTATAACGGTTTCATATTCTATTACTGATCCGTCAAAATTGATTAGCGGGGTCGATCCGCGTGACTCAAAGATAGTAGATCCTTGAAACCCGCCATCACTAGATGGATCTTGATCTTCTAGATAAATAACACCAGAACTGTTTCTTATTCTTACAATTCTTCTATCTGATGGAATAACCTCTGATGATCGTATTTTAACCATTGAGATAAGCATATTCAAGTAGTTATTTATTTCAACTGTTGTTGAATTATCTCCAAGACCTTTTCTTACAACACCCTTAGCAAGACAGTTGATAGTTTTTTCAAACGTCCAAGATCTTACAACTGCACCAGTAGCATCCTGGGTAACAGTAGCCTGATAAATATCTGCTTTCATTGTATACGTTGAAGATGATATACATGTTGCCACTTAAATCACCATGTATCGCGGAATTTTGTAATGCGCTAAAAGGTTATCTACAAGTAGGTTTCCTGTCCCTGTAGCAAAGTCTGAGCCATATTTAATATCGTATGCGTCGTTGGACAGTTCAGATATATTCTTGTTTCTGATATTAAAATCATTGCATAAATAATCATTTACTAGTAGGGCTGTTGCCTCTTCTACATCTGCAGGGACATAATCCCATCCCCAAACTCCATCTATTTTATAGGCAAAATCTTTCTTAAAGATTCCTTGATAATAGAAAACAGAAAATCTAGGAAATTCAAGAATTTCCGTTTCTTCGTCAGAGTTCACTATTTTAATTCTATTTGAAGATTCACCAACTTCTAATGGATAATCTAATTGATAAAGAGAATTATCTCTCTCGTAGATCAAAATATCGTCTTCATAAATGGCATCTATTCTAAATAAATTATCTGGAAGAGTCAAAACGTCTGTGTTGTTTCCATACACAGTTACTGTTCTTTTATTTTTATAAAAGTCATAGCCTAGAGATGCATTTATACTAAGTCTTGCTCTTCTCTCAAGTCTTTTAATTGAGGCGTCTGTTGTTGATACATCTATTGATGCAATATCTCTTATTTGAGAAACAGTAGCATAGGGACGAACCAATGCAGCATACTGGACTTGATTATACGCTCCAGAGCCACTAGTTGTAACGTATTCTATTTTTATGTTTCTATCGTATGTTGTTGAGTTAGCATCTAGTGTTAATTTAAATACAGATGAGGCTGTTTTTGTTGCCTTGCCGCCCTGAATAAACTCTTGTGTGTTTAAATCGTATACCTCAAAGTACACGTTAGTCGCATAGGAACTAGCAGTATAACTAATCTCTAAAGGAGAATAATCGCTTCTAAGATATTCAAGCATTTAGCACCACCAGAATAGTATTAATTCTATTTTACTACATATTGAGATATGGAAAGGGGGCCGCATAAGCGGCCCCCTAACCAGTAATATTTAATTATCAGCCAGTTACGGCGTTAGCCTTAGCCATTGCGGAAAGTTCCTCAATGTTGAGGCCCATACGGACGTAAACTGTGTACTCTACGGTATCTTTCTTTGGCTTGAACTCACGGTGGACAGTAACATCTCTCTGGAAGCCCCAGATTCTGTTCTGTGGGAAGGTGAGGTCAACGTAGTGGTCTGGGTATAGTGGAACTTCCATGACGGGGATACCGAAAATAGAAGTTGTCATACCAGCAGGGCCACCAACGCGGGGCTGTGCGCCACGGAGGATACCAGAAGCGATATCCTCAGGAACGCCACCTGAGCCAATTGCACGGAGATCCGTAAGAAGGGTTTGAACGTTCTTAGTTGAAGCATAGAACTTCAACTCGCCACGACGAGCCTTGAACTTACGGGGAAGTGCATTGTAAAGATTCTCAAAGAAGGCAATAGCGGAACCACTCTTTACCTGACCTGCTGTAGTAGCAGCGGTGAAGAATGTGGATGCTGTGGTTAGGGTTGCAGCGGTACCAAAGTGTGTACCACCAGCAGCGCCATCGGCTAGTTTAACAAACCCATCAATTGTGTATGGGTAGGTTGTACCAGCGTAGGATGCGGTACCCTGAGCAGCAAGACCATTGATTGCAATGTCCTCAAGATCGTTACCAAACTGACCAGCCATTAGCCGGACAATGTGGTCCTCAAGAGCAGAGCCTTCAATGTTATCCTCAAGTGCCTCAGTTGAGAGTTCGTAGTCCAAGCGGAACTTAGTTGTGACAATTTCAACCTTTGTGAATTGTGCGCCACGGTTTGCATAGTCTGTTACGCCTGCACCAGCATCAAAAACGCTTTCGCTTGCTTGTGATGCCTTGCGGATCAAACGTGTACCCACCTGAATCTTATCGAATTCAGCGGTGTTTGCACGCATGATTTGTCTACGACCGTCGTTGCCCAAGACCATCTGATCAAACACATAGTCTAGGAATTGACGGGATTGTTCTGGAAGTAGGACGCCACCATTTTGTGTTAGTGGGTTGCTTGTCAAGTTCTCCATATCACCGCTTGAAGCGAGATCTGAGATGATTGCACCTGTACCAACATTTACTGCGGCAGCGGCCTTATTTATAATGTCACTCATGCTTTTCTTTACACCTCTCTTTCATATTTTAGTTAAATAGATCTGCGGAACTGAGGAAGCGTCCGCCCCATAATGACTTTCTCATTACGGGTTGCTCTGGGATACTATTTTCAAGTTCACCAGACTTCTTCATTGCTGTCTCTTCTTCTACAGACTCCACACGGGTAGCAATTTCTGTAGCAGCGCTGTTGAGATCAGCCAAACTCTTTGTTACTTCATCATATTTTGATTGAAGTTGTCCAATCTTGTCGTCTACAGCCTTTGAAAGTTCAAGGATAGCGCTTGTAATCTTATCCAAGGACTCTGTGCTTGACTCAACGGACTTTGTGATTGCTTCTTCTACGAAAGACTTAACTTCGCCTATGGCCTTTTCAACATCAAGAACATCTGAGGAAGTGTCTTCGGCAACGTTAGCCTCTACACTATCGGACTTGGCCAGCGCCAAGGCTTCAGTAACAACATCCTCTACGGTGTCCTCTACGGTTTCTTCTACGTCGAACTCAACTTCTTCTGAAGCCTCGTCCAGAGCCTGGGCGGTGTCAAGTTCTTCATGGCTTGTTTCGTTATTAGCCACTTCAACACCTCCTTCTTGTTTTTGTAAAGTCAGCGGAGAATTTTCTACTTCGTCCGACTTTTTCGTTGACAATGGATGACCATTTGGCAACAAATCTGTGTCATATGGCAGTTTTTTAAATTTCCCTTTTGCTACTGCAGAGAGGAAACCGTTAACTCTTTCAGTAGCCCAAGTTTTTGATATTTCTTCTTGATCTTGGACTGGGCTGGAGTTAAACGCATTTATGCCTCTTGTGTAAACCTCAAAAACTTCTTTGAAATTAACACTCTTGTTGATAACATTACCATATTTTTCATTATGTTGAGAAATTAATGACTCAAGTTCTTTGCGAATTGCAACCTCTGATGCTTTTGTTATTGAAGCAACTTTGATTTTAGTAAGGTCTGAGATGTTTTTTACAACAGTATGTTGAGTTTCTGAGAACTTATTGTTAGAAAGTTTCTTATAAACTCTAACGCTTGCCTTCTCTTCATTAAGAAGTTCTACTCTACCTTTTTCAAGGGAGGAACCTTTCTTAAATACAACAAAATCATTTTCTTGAATGGGGGTGTTATCTGCCTTGTAGGTGACTTTCTTCTTTTTCTTTTCTTTTGGAATACCTCCAGGAAGACCTTGTTGAGCATTACGGCTTGGAGTATTTTCACTAGTTATTGTTTCTTTTTCTAGATCCTCGTCCTCCATGTCTTCATGGTGCATCTTAGCACTTAGGGGGGAAATTCTGTTAAGGGTACTCATTTTATGACCAACTCTAGTATCTGTAGCCTCCCAGCCATCTGCAGTTTTTCTATAAACTCTAATTAGAACTGCTGGATCGCCTTCTTCAGCGTTAATAGTAAAGTCTGAGTCTGGAACATTAATAGAACCTGATCTTGAAATTCTTTCTACTTTGCCTCTGGCAGTACCACCAGATGAATTCCATGACACAAAACTTCCAACTGAAATAGAGTCTGCCTTAATAAGATACTCATCTACGACCTTGCCTATTTCTTGATTTTTATTAACGTCATTTGACTCAATCCAGCCAATCTCAGACATATTTCCATTGCAAGAGGGGCAGGAGGCTGATTCAGATTTCTCTGCAATAGCAATCTTATCGCTCTGGCACCAGAAAACATTCTCAGTAGAAAACTCTGTGGCTATGCCAGAAGTTATAATCTCGTCCCCTAGTTTTTGAATAGAAAAAATGTTAGCGAATTGATTAGCGGGAGAGTCAACTAGAGACAACTCCATTAATTCATATTCTTTTACGACTCTTACAGAATTCTCTTCATCTTCTTCATCCATTGAGTTTTCATAGTCAAGGATTCTTCCGCCGATTGAGAAGCCAGTTAGAGTACCGTCTAGAACCATCTGCCAGATATTTTCAGCGCCTTTTGAAATGTAGGCATCAACAAATATGCCGCTATATGTTTTTCCAGATGCTTGATCGTAGAAAGAGTTTTCACGGAATGAAACTATTTTGCCAGCGGGAATAGGTTGATGCATCAGACGCACATTACCTCTAAAGTTTTCAAACGCTTTTCTTGATGCATCTGAAAGCAGAACGTCGCCCTGCCTGTCTATATTATCTAGCGTTGCAAAGCCGCTAACTATACGACGTTCTTCATCGACCTTAGCAATCGGCATAGTTAGGCGTAGGTTGTCGCCGTCTAAATCGAAATGTGCTTTATTAATATCGGTCATAACATTTTAATTATATTATATATACGGTTATTAATTTTGTTGCCTACCATCGCCTTGTGCCGCTCTTCCAAGTTCTGCAGCATCTGACTGATTAGCCGATCTTTCTTGATCTCTTAACCTATTCCCACTAGCCTGTGCATTTTGTTCTGCTGCCTGTGGGCCAGTTAGAATAACAGGCTGATCTCCATTTGGTAGACTTGACTTTCCTAATCTTTCTCTAACTTCATTAGGAACAATAACACGCATTCTTAAATATCTCTCATCTATCTTAGACTGAGTTTCTTCATCTGTAAGAGTAAGTTCATTAAACTCAAATCTAAATATGTCTGTTTTCTCTGCAATAATTTTATTAATTTTCTTTTCTAGTGAATCTTGGGCTGGGCGACATACTTGTTCCTTAAACGTTCTGTCTGATTCTCTTGCAGCGGCAAGACCAATTCCTTCAGTAGCGCCTACTTTAGATGCAGGAACACGATGAGCCATTAGGATTTCATCCTTGTTCATCTTCTTATAATTGTTGAATGATGAGTCCTGGATGTTAGTCTCAACTGGCTCCATCTTCATCTCAACCTTATTATCTGGTGTATCGCCAGGGATTGGAATGATGGCAGTTCTATGTGACTGTCCTCTTAGATTGCCTTGGAAGAACTCAAACAATCTCTCCTCTGCCGCTCTAGACATTTTTGCACCCTTGAGCCAGAAAATATAGCGGGGTACGGCTTTATTCTCAAAGTATTCAAGGTTGAACCTGGAAGCAAATTCATTTCCTGCCATTGCATTTTTAGCAGCAACAATTGCGGGGAGTCCGTAATAAGTATTAGTTGGAGTATAGTTTTTAATATGAATTATCTCGTTTGGACGTTGATCTGTTGTTATTGGGTTCTTTTCTGTACCTTCAAAGTTACGGAAGAAGACCGCTTTGCCTGCGACAATTTGAACGAATCCATCACGCAATCTACGCACTCGCATGGTAGAGGCTGGAATATGACCAACGTAGCCAATCTCCCCATTAACTTTCCTACCGATTTCAATATACCCATTTCCAGTTGACTCCGCATCTATATATGCTTTAATTAATGTCATTGTGAAAGTATCGTCATCGTTTCTACTTTCTAGCCATTCAATTGTTTTTTGTTTTTCTCTAGCGATCTTTCTTCTTGCCCTTGCCAACTGGTCTGTATCGTTAATCTCTTCAATTCTCTGAATAACGTCTAGGGTTGGCATCAGATCGTAACCTAGGCCAACAATATTAGCAACTTTTGCATTAATGGCAGCATAGTTGGGTGCAGATATTTCATAAATCTTTGCAAGAGCAGCAAGATTATACTGTGGCTCAACTACATCAAATACCCCGTAGCCATATCTATCTGGAATTATTTGCTTTGACGTTGCATCATCGCCTGCATACACATTGTTGTCTGCTTGGACGATTTCACCGTTTGTTGTAGTTAGAGCCTTACTTAACTTTCTTCTTGCAGATCTTTTAAAGTTTTGTGACAGACCGTTAAGTTGCAAGATATCTTCTGCATTTTGTT